TATATTATCTATATCAACATCAGTACCTTTAACCTGTTGATTTATAAAGTTTCCATTTTCAAATTTATATTGCAAATAATAACCAATAGCACCTTTAACAGCAGCAAAAGATATAGATAATCTTGCCACTGCTTTATTGTTGATAGCAACAAGAGATTCAGATGCACTTAAATTTTCTGGTGCAGGTAATTTCTTTGTAATTACAGTAAAATTCTTAGCTGGTAATGGTGTACCATCCTCAATAAAGGCATATTTGCCACTATTATGTGATGCCGCTGTAATACTGAATGTAAGATTTTCTTCTTCCTGTACATTTACCACTCTCCATGTTGTAGGCTCTAATGTTGTATTTTCTATTACCCAAACACTATTTGCCTGTGGAACAGAAGAAAAAGCAGAAGAGACAGTAACAGTAGCACCTGATATATCGCTAATCTCTTTTGTCTCAAGGGTTCCATCAGATAATATTACCGATAATTTTGCAGTATTTGTAGTAGTAAGATCAGTAGATGCTGTATCATCAACTTCTATTTGAGTTGTACTTATACCTGTCTTAATTCTTCCTCCTCTTCTAACCCCTTGCTTCATTTCATCAGCTATTGATATTACCTGATTAGGTCTTACTAAAACTCCAGCTTCAGCAGTAATCCTAAAGTTTACTAATTCAGAGGAATTATTTTGGTTGAACAAAAGCCATTTCGCCATTCTTGAAGCTTGTCCTCTTGATGTTGTGGCAAAACTCTTTATAGTCTGTGTCTTTATGCCATATCTTGACTGTGCTGTTGTGTCATCTACTGTTTCATAATCAATAGCTTGAGTTGTCATATCAAAAAAACCAACATTTATCTTTGTAAACTTTGCCTTCTGACTTTGATTAGTATATGAAAAACCACCTTCAGTTACATTAGAAATATTGAAGGTATAGACAGGATCAGATGGTCTATCTTGTGAAATAGTAATACTACCAGCTTCATAAAAAGCCTGTACTCTCATTACAGAACAAAGATCCTGTATAAGTTCAAATGCTTCCTTCTGATTATTAATATTTACATTGCAACTGAATCTAGCTTCTGTTCCTCCATCTCCATCATCTATAAGAGTTGAATTATATTCAGATGCAGAATAGAAAGCAAATTTATCTATTGCTGTCTCTGGTATGGATGCTCCATAACGAGTATTAGTAAGAACATCATATAAAACCCATGCTGGATCATTTGTAAACTCCTTGTCTGTCTTCAGTGTGCCATTAAAACTGCCACTGAAAGATAAACTACCATCAGACCTTACAGTTGCATTATGTGGGATTTTTACCTTTATTCCTCTGATACGATATGTCCTAGTTGGTATTGATCTAAAAGACTCAGCATTAAAACGTAAGCCAACGTGTGCAATGTCTACATACGCTCTCTGTTCTGCTGTTATCTCTGTAAAAGATGACCAACTAAACTTATTCTGTAAATTTGTATCAGTAGAATCATTGGTAACTCTAGTAACAGTGGCAGTTATTGGATAGCTAAGATTTGATAAGCCTTTAATAATATAATCTCTAAAATACTGTGTATTTGTCTTACCAATAACAGCACCTTTTGTTCCTTTGATAACTCTATGTTCTGTGCCATTATTTTCTGTAATTTTTATGGATAGATTGACCTGTGTACCATTTGTAGATCCATCATCTGTATTAAATTCCTGTAGTGAAGGAAAGACGATAGTTATTCTTAATTTATCTATCTGATTTGATATGGATCTTGATACTGGAGTTGCTTTTGTTACCTCAACACCAACAGCAGTTTCAGATTCTATTTCATTTATAGTATCTAAGGCAGTCTGATTAGAAGTTCCAAATCTAGGTTCAAAACTTATATCTTCTCTTGTAAAATTAAAATCACCTTCTGTAAGATTATTTATATCTGCTGATTTTTTTAATACCTGCGTTCCATTTAGAAAAACATCTTTTAATGCTGCAATATTGTATTTATCAGTTCCCTGTGTAAGACCTGCCTCTAGTGGTGAATGAAAACCAGCGATTTCTCCTTCTGATAAAACATCTATAAGGTCATTTGATTGTTTACTGGATAGTAAGGAATCTGTAGTGGTTTGTATTCCATCAATATCACCTGCTGTTATGTTTGCACTATCTTGTTTTGTGAAGGTAGCGTTACCAGATGTGGAGACTGAAGTGCTGCTTTCAACTTTAAATTCTGTTGAAGAGGTGACGGAAGTGACAGTTACGTTTTCTGTTGTACCAGAACCAGAGGTGACATTTAGATCAACGACATCACCGACAGCAAATGTTTCCGCACCACTATGAGTAACAGTGATAGTATTTGTTGATTGAGAATAAGTTCCAGATTGCGGAACATCTTCTTTGTAAAAACTAACTACTTCGGCTGAAACTGTAGCAGAAGTTGATCGAGTAACAGTAAAAACAGTTGATGAGGTAACTGAAGCTACTGTTAATTCTTCTCTGACTTCAGAGGCGACAGCACCAACATTTAGTATTACGTTTAAAACATCACCTACATTTATTGTTTCACTACCATCATGTGTGATTGTTACTGTTGTTCCTGACTGACTATAACTGCCAGTTTCTACAGTGATACCTTCTATTTCAACTAACTTACCAGCAGCATCAAATACAACATCATTGCCTAATCCACTGTTTCCAAATTCTTTTAAAAAACCATCTAATTGCTGGTCTGTAAGATCACCAAAATAATGGGCTTGAAATGGGTTAAAATCCTCGTTTTCAGGAAAAGGCATTAGACTGTTACCTCAATCTGGTCTGTATCAATTCCATTTGATACATTTATACTTCCGACAAAAATATCTCCATATACAAGAGGTAGTGCAACACCAGCCCTCGAAACGTTTGTAACGCCACTAAAGGCAAAGTTAACAGTAGCATCTTCTGGTTCTAAAGATGAATTAAATTTTGGCTTTGGTGTTAGATAATTATTAACACTGTTTAAAGCTAAACTTGTTCCAAGAAGTGTTGCTCCTTTTGCAAACAAACCAAGCCCTGCACCAACTTTTAGACCTATAGCAACACCTAATTCAGTTGCAAAACCTGATAAAAGTAAACCTCCAATCAATCCAAAAATTTTACCTTCAACAACAGGTATTATTTTTATCTCTTTATCTATAGGATTTAATAAATCATCTTTAGTTGCATTATATTTTCCCATATCTATCCGATAATATTTATTCATCATATATTTCTCTAATTCTGGATGATTACATAATAGGAACTTCATAACTTCTCTTGTATTTCTTACTTCTGCTTTCTGTTGTTTCCATCCTACAAAATCTGCCAGATCTCCATATAGTTTTACTGTTTTAAGCATGGATTTCTCTGTAATGTTTCTATTTTATCTGTTGGTTTAAATTTAAACCATCTTTTTGTCTTTAGTCCAATAATATACCAAGTTCTATTAGATCGTTTACAACTTATAATATCTGCCTTACTGGGATGCTCAGTACCAATTGGATGAGAATGTATTACAGCAAGTATTCTGCCATATCTGTCCTCAGTATCAGCCCAATCTAAAGGGTCTAACAAGAACTGCAAATCATTATGTAAAGCTAGATTTTTACAAGGGATATATACATCTTTATTTAAATAATTAACAAGAAGACCGCATGATTCTCTAGGTGCTTCCTGTTCTGCATGAACAAGAGCATCTTCTTGCCATGTCATTGATTAATAAACGTACCAACACCAGGAAACAGATCTCTTGTAACAACTCTTTTAGGAAGTCGTAAATTAATTAAATCAAGTTCAGATGCCAATTCAAACTGGACAACTTCTCTGTTCTCCACTACTTTTCTATCTATAAAATATATCTCTTGTGGTAGTTCCTGTGTTGTATCAGGTGTACCGAATGGATTTGTACCGCCAGTAAAGTTTGCAGCATCTAAATACCTTGCCAAAGTCCTAATTCTTGTAAATTTTGCACCATTCAGATCATTATTGGCAGTAACAGCATTAACAGTGGCGAACAAAGCAGTAATAGTTCCTAAAATATTACTTATAGTAAAACTAGGACGAGGAATTGATCCAGATGAACCATCAAATTCAAAACCTTCTGCCTGACATGGAAACTTTTGATATGTATTACCTTGCCAAATTATATCTGTATTATTTAAATCATTTGTGCCTGCATG